GAACCCCGACATGGCGGACATCGACATCGAGCCGGCTGACGCGCTGCTGCGCATCGACTGGCGGCCGTTCGTGGGGATGGTGGTGCACGTCAGCGGGACCAGCGAAGCGCGGGTTCGCGGCGTGAAAGACCGGCTTGTCGAGGCCGGCGCAAAGCGAGTGATCTACACCCTGCTGGAGCAGATCGGGCGGGATGAGTGGGTCGCGTTCAAGACCGTGTGGGTCTACGACACAGACGGCCAATTTGCACCGAAGGAGACCACGAATGGCGCATGTCCTGCGCGATGACATCGACTACGGCCTGTATGAGCGGGAGACCGAGGCTAGGGTAAAGGTCCGGCCGGCATCGGCGTTCGCGGATGACCTGGAGGCCGAGTTTGCTGACCGTAGTGCCGCCAAGCGCGCGGTCATGTTCTCGACCAAGCTGCGGGATGTGATCGAGTTTCGGCCGGGCGAGGTGACGGCCTGGGCGGGCTACAACGGTCACCGCAAGAGCATGTTCACCAGCCAAGTCGCACTTGACCTGTGCGTGCAGCGCGAACGCGCCCTGCTGGCGTCATTCGAGATGAGCCCGGGCAAGACCCTGGCTCGCATGGCTCGGCAGGCGTCAGCGGTCACGAAGCCCAGCCAGCCATGGCGCGAGCAGTTTTCCCGCTGGTCTGATGGCCGGCTGTGGCTGTTCGACCACCTCGGGCGCATCGATCCCCGGATGTGCATCGCGGTTTGCAACTACTTCGCGCAGGAGCTGCAAGGAAGGCACGTCTTCATCGACTCCATGATGATGGTCTGCGCCTCGGAGGAGTCCATGGACGAGCAAAAGCAGTTCGTCACCGACCTCTGCAGGATGGCGCAGGAAACCGGGCTGCATGTCCACCTCGTGGTGCACTGCCGCAAGCCGGCCAGCGGGGACGAGTCAAAGCCGCCGAGCAAGTACGACGTTCGGGGCTCCGCGGCGATCAGCGACCAAGTGTCCAACGTGATCACCGTCTGGGAGAACAAGGCCAAGCGCGCAGGGATGGAGGCCGGCGATCACAGCAAGGTTAACGACCCCGATGCAATGGTCTCGGTGGTCAAGCAGAGGAACGGCGCGTGGGAAGGCTCGGTGAAGTTGTGGTTCCACGACGCCAGCCTGCGCTTTGTGGACAGCCTCGGCGCGCATGTCGAGCCGTATGCCATCCGAGGTGACGACGAATGAACCGATTCGCCAAAGCCCGCCTGCCCCACCCGGATGACGCAGTACCAGCGCAGATGCCGGATCGCGCACTGGACTGCGCGATTGCAGCCTGCAAGGGCAGCGTGCATGCGTCAGACCGTGCATTCGCCGCGGAGTGCGAGCGTGAGCTCCGCAAGCGCATGGCCACGCCGGACTGGACGATTGCCCCGATGGACCGGAGGACCGCATGAACAACCAGACAGCAACCCAACGCCAACGCCGCTACGTCAACTGGGACGCGGCGCTAGGCATTTGCTTGGTGTTTGCTCCGTGGGTCGTAATTGCCGGCCTGGCGCACCTTGTGGCGAGGTGCTTATGACCGCTCAAGCCGCTCAAGCTTGCGCTGCTCGACTGCCAGCAGATCCCGGAGCCACTCGGGACCGCCGAGGCGCTCGAACAGCGCCTTTTCGGATTGCGTGGCGCGGAGCCGGATGGTCTCGCACCGTGTTTCGTCGGCGGGCAGGCGAGGCCCTTTCGGGCCTGGCTTCTTTCGGGCGGGGGCGGTCATTTGCCTCTACGCCCAACGCTGGCGCAGAGCTTCGCTTGGGCGATGGCCCCCGTGGTGCGCATGTAGGACATTGCTTGCCAATCGTCATACGGATGATTGCCTCGCTCGATTGCGTCCAGCATCAGCGACAGGGTGTGGGTGTGCTCCGGGCTGGCGCCCTGGAACTTGCCGCAATGCGAGATTGCAAGCCTGAGGGTGGTCAGCTTGTCATCACTATCGCAACCCTGGATGCCTGCCTCGATGGACCTGGCGCGCAAGGCCAGCAGGCCGTCGTAGTCGTTGCTTTGCAGGGCGTTTCGGATCTCGGAGAGGGTAACTTGTGTGGTCATGGTGGGTTCCGATCAGGCAGTAACAAAGGTTTGGGCGATTTGACGCGCCTCGGCCAGAGAGGCGGCCACCTGGACTGGTCGCTCGGCCTGGTCGCCGTCGGCTCGGCAATGGACATCAATACGACCATCATCACGCTCGAGCACGGTTGCCTCGCGGGCATGGTCGAGGCGGGAGCAGTCGCTGAATCCGAAGGCATGTACGGTCCAGAGGAATTCGGCGGTTTGGTTGGTCAGGTTGCTCATCTCTCATCTCCCAGTTTGCTGGACCGCACCGCGCTGTCCATGGGGATTAATGTAGCACAGGAAATGCGGTGATGCATTGGCGAGGTGAAGAAATTGTGTAACACAAGAATAGTTGTGCGGTTGCCGCTGAAGATCGAGAGCACCCCGAATCGGCGCGAGCACTGGGCGGCGCGCGCATCACGGGCAAAGCTGCACCGCACAACGGCATGGGCCAGCCTGCGCGAGGCCGACAAGTTGCCCCGCATCCTTGGCCCGGTGGTCGTGACGATCACGCGCATAGCGCCACGCGAGCTGGATGACGACAACTTGGCCGCCGGCGCAAAGGCGGTGCGTGACGGCGTGGCGGACTGGCTCGGGGTGGACGACAGAGACCCGCTCATCACGTGGCGCTATGCACAAGAGCGTGGCAAGCCCAAGGAATACGCGGCCAGGATCGAGGTGCAAACCGTGAAGCACGACACACAACAGGACAGCCAATGAGCAAGCAATCGGAAGCGAAGGCCCTGCAGGGCTACACGACGGAAGTGCGCAACTGCGGAAACTGCGTGCGGATGGTCTTCGACATGAAATTCCCGAAGTGGATCCAAGAACGGATTGATGCCGGATTCAGCGGCTTGGACAAGGAATGCCACAAGGTGGAGAGCGGCCACCGGTGCGGAATTGGCGGCTTCGCGATCAGGAAGACCGCGCGCTGCGATAGCTGGACTGCCGACACACAACAGGAGGTAGAGGCGTGATGGACGAGCAACAGCAGCGCGAGGCGCAGGCCCCGGGTTTCAGCATCAGCGGCACCAGCAGCCGGTTCGTGGGCTTTCTGCTGAGCCTGGCGGCCGAGGATTTCGCGAGATGGCGCGAGCAATGCAGGTCGAGCGAAATCGACTACACCGAGATGGAGATCCGCTGCGACGACCGGCGAATCACCATGTCTTACGAGGAGTTCGTTCGCCGCGTGTTCGCCGAAGAGGTGATGCATGTCCGTGTCTGACTGCCACGCATGCATCGAAGCAGAGCAAAACCCCCGCACATGCCTCTACACCCACGGGTGCATGCAGTGCCAGGCCAGAGCACTAGCCCAGAGCGACGAAGCCAAGGCACGCCTTCGCGCACCGACAGAACTGGATGTCGCGATGCGCAAGACATGGGTTGATGAGGCCGACTACAGGCGCGGCAGGTCGATGGTCTGGATTAAGAGGTTCGAGGTGACGACATGAGCGTGCTACTAGCGTTTGCTCTCCTGGCTGCCCTGCCAATCGGCATAGCGATCTGGGCAGCAAGGGGTGACTTTTACGACGAGCAGGAGCCGAGGTGAGACGAGAGAACGTTGATTTCTTTGAGGTGCGCCAGGGGCACACCGAAATCCATGAGCGCTTGCTCAACTGGGCGAGGTGGTCCAGGGGCGGCCGAGGCGCCCGCAACGTGCATCCCATGTTTCAGGGCTACCGGGCGGACGGCTATCACGAGCTGCAAGGCGGAGCGATACCGGTGGACAGTCTGGACGCTACGGCAATGCAGAAGCTGTTCCCGCGATTGCCCGAGAAGCACCGATGGGCGCTTCAGTGGTCGTACTGCTACCCGTTCATCCACCAAGGCAAGGTGTGCCGCGTGTTGGCGGTGACAAGGCCGGCGCTGTGCGAATTGGTTCACGACGGGCGGTCGATGTTAAAGAACGTGGCGATTGACACAAGTCACGTGCGTGTGCGACACTCGACCGCAAATCCGTCATACAGCATGTGCTGACTCTGTTTGCCGAACGGCAGGCAGAGGCGACGGCAAAGAGCCCGCCCGGAGCAATCTCGGCGGGTTTTCGCTTATGGGGCAAGCGTCACCGCGACAAACGCCAGCAGTTGCCAAGGGCGTGTGATTGCTGCCTCGCCATACACCGAAGCCCTACCAATAGGCGGGCACCCCATGGACTGCGTTAAACAAACTGCCGGTATCGGCAAAGGAACACCTGGGCCGGGCAGGCCAAAAGGCAGCCAGAACCGCTCTACGCGCCTCGCCAAGGAGGCGATTGCGGAGGCGGCAGAGGGGCTAGGTGGGGCGGACCGACTCGTCGAGTGGGCCAGGGAAGACCCGGCCAATGAGCGCGTCTTCTGGGGCTCGATTTACCCGAAGCTCATCCCGGTGACGCTTGCGGGCGACCCGGAAAACCCGCTTCAGCATGCTCACACTCACGGCCTACAACCAGAGACTGCGCGACTTCTCGCGGGCCTGTCCGCCGGATCAGGCGATACCGGCTCTGAGGCACCTGTGCCGGACTGATCTCTACTTCCTGCTGCGCCATGCGCTCAACCGCAAGGACGCAGAGCACGAGTGGATTTTCCAGCGGTGCAGAGAGATCCAGGCCGAGCCAGATGGTTACCTGGACCTATGGAGCCGCGAGCACTACAAGTCCGCGATCATCACCTTCGCCAAGACGATCCAGGACATCCTGGCCAGTCACGGTGACGGTGCGCTCGTTGAGCGCGAGGTGTGCGTCGGGATCTTCAGCCACTCGCGCGGGATCGCCAAGCGGTTCCTGCGGCAGATCAAGTTCGAGTTCGAGAGCAATGCCAAGCTGAAGGAGTGGTTCCCGGACATCCTCTGGGACAACCCGCAGAAGCAGTCGCCCAAGTGGAGCGAGGACGACGGGATTGTTGTCCGGCGCAAGAGCAACCCAGCCGAGGCCACGGTCGAAGCTTGGGGCGTGGTGGATGGCCAGCCCATCGGCAAGCACTTCCCACTGCTGGTGTATGACGATGTGGTGGTACCGGAGAGCGTGACCACGCCGGACATGCTGGCCAAGACCAGCGACATGCTGGCCCTCAGCTACGCCCTGGGCGCAGATGGTGGCGCAGTGCGGCACATCGGGACGCGGTACCACGCGAACGACGCGTACCGGACGGTCATAGACCGAGGAACGGCCAAGGCGCGAATCCACTTGCTAACCAAGGACGGCACCGCGGACGGTGAGCCGGTACTGAGAAGCCGCGAGTGGGTGGCGAAGAAGCGCCAGGACATGGGCCCCTACATTTTTTCGTGCCAGATGCTCCAAAACCCGCAGGCCGATGAGACGCAGGGCTTCCGGGATGAGTGGCTGAAGTACCACGACGGGTTCAACCGGCAGGGGATGAATGTCTACCTGCTGTTCGACCCGGCCGGAGCGAAGAACAAGCGCAGCGACTACACCAGCGCCTGGGCGGTGGGGCTCGCGCCGGATCTGAACGTCTACGTGTTGGACATGGTGCGGGACCGCCTGAACCTGACCCAGCGAGCGCAGCTGGTGATGGCGTGGCACCGCCGATGGAAGCCCATGGGCGTGGGTGGAGTGCGGTACGAGAAGATCGGCATGCAGGCCGACATCGAGCACATACAGACGGTCCAGCGAGAGCAGAACTACCGCTTCGAGATCATCGAGGTGGGTGGCAATACGCCGAAGCCTGAGCGCATCAAGCGGCTTGTGCCGTACTTTGAGCAAGGCCGTGTGTACCTGCCGCGCACGCACTTCTACACCGACTACCAGGGGCGCACCGAGGACCTGGTGCAGACCTTCATCCAGCAGGAATACAAGCCGTTCCCGGTGTCCGTGCATGACGACATGCTGGACGCCTTGGCTCGGCTTATCGAGCCGGAACACCCGCTGGTGTGGCCTGAGAGCAGTGACCTCACCGAAGTCTATGAGCCGCCCTCCTACGACGACTGAATGCGAAATGTGCCGCAGGCCGTGGACACCGCTCTTCCAGCCTGCGGCGAACGGCCGCGAAACCGGGGTGGTATGTGAATCCTGCTGTGCAGGGCTTCGGCGATTGGCTGAGGTTATGCAGTCAGAGTCATATGACGACTAAGCCGCATCTCGTGAGGCGCTTCGACGTGTGGTGTGTGAGCGGCCCGACCAACCCGCCCGATGAGTACTGGCCCCGGTTCGTGAGGGCAGTGGAGTGGAGCGGCAACCAGTGGTGCAAGCATGAGCAACGATCAACGAGTGCGAACCCGCACGCTGAGCTGGCGCGAGATCGCGCAAAAGGCGTGGGGCAAGGAGTGGACCAAGCCGGAGCCGGCCTACCAGTTCACCAACCGAACCTTTGACGAGCCGAAGACCCCTGGTCCGTACAGGCAGAACTGATGAACATCGTAGGCATTGACTGCGAAAACCCGGCTGACGAGACCATGGCGATAGACGCTGTGCGCACCCTCGTTGACCACTATCCCGGCCACGATTGGCACGTCCTCGTGAAGGGTGGGGTGATGCACGTCAAGGCCCAGAACATCCATCCGCAGTGGGGCATGTGCCTGCACTACACGCAGCTGAAGGACGACGCGACAGAGCGCAAGCGCAGCATCGTGCGCGCGGCCGGCGAGTTCCTGGAGCGTGCGCACCTCAAGCGTGGCGCGGCCAGCGGCGAGCGAGTGCGGTCGGTTGAGGGCATCTCGGCCAAAGAGATGGCAAAGGCCCGCTTGTGACCGACTGGCTCAAGATCGCCGAGGAGTGCTACAACGCGTCCACCAACTACCTGGACGCGAACTGGCGGAAGAACATCGAGCGCAACATCGCTCTGTTCCAGTCCAAGCACCCGAGCGGCTCGAAGTACAACAGCCCAGCCTACAAGCACCGCTCGCGCCTGTTCCGCCCCAAAACGCGCAGCGTGGTGCGCAAGAACGAAGCCGCAGCAGCCGCGGCGTTCTTCGCCAACGTCGATGTCGTCACCATCGAGCCGGAGAACGATGGCGATCCGATGCAGGTGGCCTCGGCCGAGGTCATGAACGAGATCGTCAACTACCGGCTGACGAAGACGATCCCGTGGTTCGTGACCCTGCTCGGGGCGTTGCAAGAGGCGCAGGTGGTCGGCCTGGTGGCGTCCTACCAGTACTGGGACTACGCTGAGAAGCGCGAGACCGCCTATGAACCGCTGACCGACGAGATCGGCATGCCGCTGGCGGATGCGTCGGGCCAGCCAGTGATGCGCGCGGTCGAGTCCTACCGTGTCACCAAGGACAAGCCCTGCATCGAGTTGATCCCGTTCGAGAACATCCGCTTCGACCCGGGCGCCAACTGGACCGATGTGGTGGGCACGTCGCCCTACCTCATCCGCAAGGTGCCGATGTACGTGGACTCGGTGCAGCAGATGATGCGGCAGACCGACCACAAGACGGGGCAACCGAAGTGGAAGGAGTACAGCCAAGCCGAGATTCGGCAGGCCATGGTGGACTACGACACCACCCGCCAGCAGCGCGAGGATAAGCGGCAGGATCCGCTCTCCGACAACGGGGCCACGCTCAAGGAATTCGAGATCGTCTGGTGCCACGAAAACTTCGTGCGCATCGGCGGCGAGGAAAAGGTGTTCTGGACCCTCGGCACGCAGCAGCTGCTGACGGAGGCCGTCGATCTGGACGAGGCCTACTTCCACGGTGAGCGGCCTATCGTCATCGGCTGTGCTGTGATCGAGGCGCACAAGACCAAGCCGGATTCACTGGTGGACCTCGGGGCCGAGCTGCAGAAAGAGGCCAACGAGACCGTCAACTCGCGCCGGGACAACGTGTCCTTGGTGCTGAACAAGCGCTACATCGTCAAGCGCAACGCGCAGGTGGACATCGATTCCCTGCTGAGGAACGTCCCGGGCGGGGTGACGATGGCGAACAACCCGCTGGAGGACGTGCAGGAGCAGAACTGGCCCGACGTGACCAGTTCAGCGTACCAAGAGCAGGACCGCCTGAACGTCGATTTCGACGAGCTGACGGGCAACTTCTCGCAGGGCTCGGTCATGACGAACCGCAAGCTCAACGAGACCGTGGGTGGCATGCAGATGATGCAGGGCGGGGCCGGCCAACTCACCGAGTACCTGTTGCGCACGTTCGTCGAGACGTGGGTGGAGCCTGTGTTGGACCAGCTCGTGAAGCTGGAGCAGGCCTACGAGACGGACGCGACCATTCTCGCGCTGTGCGGGGAGAAGGCCCAGCTGGCCCAGCGGTACGGCGTGGATCAGGTCACCGATGAGATGCTCGGCCAGAGTCTCACGGTGCGGGTGAACGTGGGCGTTGGGGCCACGGACCCGCAGAGCAAGGTGGCGCGGTTCATGTTCGCCCTCAAGACGTACGGCGAGGCCATGGCCGCGATGCCAGACGCCGACCCGGAGGCGATCCGCAAAGAGGTGTTCGGCCTGCTCGGCTACAAGGACGGTTCACGCTTCTTCAAGCGCGACGACGACCCGCAAAGCCAGCTGCTCCAGCAGCAGATGCAGGAGATGCAGCAGGCGCTGCAGGAGATGTCTCAGAAGCTGCAGCTTGCCGAGCTCAAGCTCGCCGAGAAAGACGGCGAACTCCAGGTCAAGGCGTTCGACGCCGAGACCAAGCGCATGCAGGCGCTGGATGAGCCGGCAGACATTGAGGATCCGCGCAAGCTCGATGCCGAGATGTTCCTGGCCGAGCAGGACCGCATCATGGAGTTGCACAAGGCGCAGATGGAGGAAGCGGCTGCCGAGAGGCAGAAGCTTCTGGAACTCGCCAAGAGCGTGATTGAGTCGCAACTCAACAAGCCGGCGCCAACAGATGCGATGGGCGAGGTGCAGCCGGAGTCCATCACAACGACCCTCGCCGAGGTGATGCAGGCAATCCAAGGGCTTGCCGAGCAAATGGCATCTACGCGTGGCGGCCGAGCGGAGTTTGTGCGTGATGCCAGCGGCGTGGTGACGCATGTCGTAAAGGACGGCAGGACGCACCCCGTGTTGCGTGACGAGCACGGTCGGTCCATAGGTCTTGGGGGGCCGACTGAGATCGAGGGGGTGTACGAGTGACGTACCAGACGCACATGACGGCCAAGTTGGGCATGCGCGGCACCTTTGTGTGTCGCAACGCAGCCGGCGAGGTGGTCAAGACGATCCAGTTCAGCGGGGCTGTACCGCTCTCACGACTGGGGGTGAACGAGGAAGAGGCGCGCAGCCTCGTTGAACAGCAGGGCAAGAGCGATGGCAATCACAGTTGCGAATGAGGTCAAGAAGGCCGCGCTTGACGGTATTTGCGCCATTTTCAACGGTGGCCAGTTCCGTCTGGATACCAGCGGGGACGCCGAGTTGGCGACCCCAACATTCAACGCGACTGCCTTCGGCGCGGCCACGACGGCCAGCCCATCGGTAGCGACGGCGAACGCATTCACCGCCGACGCGACGCCAACGGCCGGCACCATTGCCAAGTTCCTGCTGAGCACGTCCGGAAGCGCGTTGCGCATCAATGGCTCCGTGGGCGTTGGATCTGGCGACCTCCAGGTGAGCGACAACGTGATTCCTGCCGACGCCACGGAGGTGACGGTCGCCAGCTTCCAGTTGAGCCTGCAGATCACGTGAGCCGGTTCAAGCTGCGCGCGCCGCTGCGTCTCACCCTGTCCGGCGCGCTGTCGGTCAGCGGGGATGTCCAGTCCCAGACGGGATACGCGCTGCAGTTTCCGAGCAACGTCTCCGGCAGCGACACATCAGCCCCGCTCGTTGCGATCAAGTTTGCAAACCCGCAGAGCAACGGACTTCCGATCTGGGGCGCGAGTGGTGGTGGGGTGAGCTGGGTGCGAAAGATCAAGGTTATCCAGCAAACCGGCTACTACGCGCAGATCTGGTGGTGTAACGACGGCACATTCAACTGGAACGGCGGATCTCCTGGCTCCTACTGGGGCGCTCATCCGTACCCAACGACCAGCGACAACAGCGGCACGAGCCATGTGTGGGAGGTTGCGACAGACACGGGCGGCGACTTCTTCAACTCGTCCGGGTCATCCGATGTTGGGCAGGGCACGTCAGTAACCAAGGACATCGTATATGTCCAGGGAATGCGGATCACGAGGGCGGACGCCAACTCGAAGACCCTCACTTGCTACTTCAACCTGCCGAACGTGGATGCGGCGAACCGCATTGGCGTCAACGTCACCACAGCAGGCTACGGAGAGAGCGACCCGCCAAGCCCGGTGCTCATGATTGGCGATTCGCCTTGGTTCGCCGACTTCCAGCATGAGCGCGCATCGATGGTGCTGGATGCAATCAAGATCTTCACGCCCGCACTGAGTGAGGCGGACATGGCCAGCGAGGCGACTGACTTCAGTCAGTTGGTCACCTCTGCAGGGCAGTCGAATATCTGGTGGGGGAAGAACGGCTTTTCCGATGTCGATGACCTGACGTGCGCGTTCGGCACCGGGCGGGCCTTTGCCTGGGCCAATGCGAACAAAGGCACGCTGGTAGCGAGGCTGTAGATGCCGACCGATGACTTCAGCGGCTCGGGTGCGCTGGGTGGTGACTGGACCGTCACCGCGGGCTCGTTCACTCAGAGCGGCGGGAACTGCTACGGCGACACCGGCAGTACGTCATCGTTCGCGATCTACACGACGGGCTCGGTCAGTGATGACCATGAGTCTGAGACCACGCTCCAGCCGCGCGGCTCTGGCCAGTACTTCGGGCCGGTGGTTCGCGGCAACACGACCGACAGCGCTTGCGCGAACGTCGATGCTGGCGCCGATGGCCTGTATGTCAGCACATGGAGTGCCGGAGGGGCGCAGACGGTCATCATCGGGCCTGTCACCTGCCCGGCAGCCGGAACGCGGATCAAGCTGCGCGCAGTCGGCACACAGCTGCGGCTGTACTACGACGATGTGGAGCAGACCGGTGAGGGCAGCCCTTGGACGCCTGCCGGCCTGCCAGCCACCGGGCGGTATGGCATCAGTGCCTACAGCAACGGCACGAGCACTGGCGCGAGTGCGTGGACTGGAGCGAACGTCGCGAGCACGTTCTCACTCACGCCGACCGCGGCCCTCGCGCTCACTGGCACGCTCTCTGTCAGCGGCGAAATCACGGCGCAGGAGCCGAATCCGTTCAGCCTGACGCCCACCGCACCGCTGGCGCTCACGGGCGCGCTGAGCGTGTCCGGCGACACCTCGTATGCCCAGCCGTGGGAGATGGGTGCGCCGCTCGTCCTGGGACTGTCTGCAACGCTGGGCGTGTCGGGTGACCTCTCGTTCCGCATCCCATTCGCGCTCGAGCCAACGGCGCCGCTTGCGCTGTCTGGCGTACTAGATGTCAGCGGCGCCGTGGTCTCAAGCAGTGCGGAGCAGCCTCAGGCGTTCTACCGCCTGGTACGCAGAAGTAAGCCGAAGCGCTACCTTACTCCGCAACGCGACCTGGAGCGGTTTGCAGAGCGCGCATTCACGAAGCCTGATCCCCCAGAGCTGGTGCCGCCAAGGATCGAGATCGAACTGCCAAGGCATGAGGAGCCGCCGCGGTTGGACAACCTCGACCGCGAGATTGCCGAACTGGCCGCCGCGCTTGAGGCGAAGTCGAAGCAAGTGCAACGGAAGATCGTGAAGGCGGCCTATGACGACGACGAGGAAATCCTCGCCCTGCTATGAGTGACGTGTTGTGGGCCGAAGCGGCGCTCGGAAGAGACGCTGAAGAGTTCCTGGCGAGCGACATCGGGCGCTACATCATCGGCCGCTGCGAGAACGAGATCGCCGAGGCCCAGGACCAATTGGCAAGCGTCAGCCCGTGGCGGCGCAACCGCATCCGCCAGCTGCAAAACGAGATTTGGCGAGCCCGCTCGGTGCGCCAGTGGATCGCCGATCTGGTGATCTCTGGTCGAGAGGCCGAGAAGCAGCTAGAGCAGCAACAAGACGAGTAACCGGCCCCGCAAGGGGCCTTTCTTTTGGAGCATCCATGTCCGAAGCCACTCCTACCCAGCAGGGCGGAGAAATCGAGTTCACCCCCGCATACCAGGGCCGCATGGCCGCCATGGCGCAGATCGCCAAACAGGCCCACGAGGCGGTGGCAGGGGAACTCAGCGACTTCAACGAGGACACAGGCGAGATCACTCCGCGGCAGGCCGAGCAAAGCACACAAGAGGCCGAGCCGGAGCAGCAC